TAAGAATAGTTTGCTTAAGAATTTCAGATGACTTAACATCTTCTTTCTTAGCAGCGTCAGAGTTTAGAAATTCACCCACAGCATTGAGCTTTGCTTCAAGAGCAGCTTTTGCTTCTTCGTTTTTCTTAATAATCTCAAGTTGATTCTGCTGAATAGCTTCCATCTTCTGTTGGTATTCAGCTTGATCTTTTTGTGTTTGTTCTAATTGAGCTTGATTGAATTTCGCGAGTTCTTCTGCTTCAATCTGGTGCTTCCAGCTTTGATAAAGACCACCGGCCATACCAAAGATAATAACAGCTATGAATGCATATAGTTTTAATTTGAAAAGCATAATATCCTCCACTTTAGGATATTTATATAAATAGTAGTAATGGAGGTTGAGATGTTCAACAAAGCAGAAGTTAGTGGCCTTCAATTAGTTCCTGAAGATATTGTCGAGTATTGTGCTGATGCCTGCTCTGATGTCGAGGATAATTCATTTCGTAGAATTCTTAAAGCCGGATATGAGTTTAGAGATGCTGGGCTTACTCCAGTATACATATGCTCAACCACGCTTCAAGATCTCTTTGTAACTACAAAAGAAATGTTGCAAAGAAAATTACACTGACCTATTGACAAATGACGTTGGTGTAATTATATTAAACTAGAGGTGCCATTCGGGCCTCAGAAATCTTAACCTTGCCCTTAAAGGAGGTCTATATGACAAACTATTTCGATCATACGTTCGCACAATTTCCAAAATTTGATAGATTCTTTATTGGTCACGACAAATTCCTAGCTCGTGTTCAAGAAGTTGTAGATCAGGCTGCTAATACCGCTTCATCTGCCTATCCTCCAATTAATATTAAAAAGACCGATGATAATAAATATCTTTTAGAGATGGCAGTTGCTGGTTTTCCAAAGAACAGCATTGAAATGACTCTTGAAGATAATAAACTTCGTATTGCCGGTAAAGTTGAATCTCAAGATGAGGTAACTGAATATCTTTATAAAGGTATTTCTGCTCGTCCTTTTGAGCGTACTTTCATGCTTAATGATGATGTTGTTATCAACAATGCTCAATATGTAAATGGTCTCTTAAAGGTGTGGTTGGAACATATTATCCCTGAAGATAAAAAACCAAAGAAGATTAACATTGAAGATGAACTCCCTGCAACTCCTGAGCTTCTAGCTAAAGGAAAGAAATAATGTACATTTTTAATCAGGTAATGAAGTGGCTCCGCCGCACATTTGCCTATAATACAACTTTTCATGAGTTGAACACACTATCAGATCGCGAACTTATGGATCTTGGTATTTCAAGAAATGAGATACACAATATTGTTATGAAGTCTGTGATTCAAAGAATTCCGAGTCGTGTATTCTGATGGTTAAATAGAGGGGGAGCAATCTCCCTCTATTCATTTTAGGAGTACATTATGTCAATTACCAAAGAACAACTTCAGTCCTTCTTCGAGGACACCAAGGAATCATTGATTGATTCTTATGTAGATCCACTCAATAAAACTTTTGACAAATTTGAGATTAATAATACTAATCGTATTTGTATGTTTCTAGCACAATGCGGTCACGAGTCGGGTGGACTTAATCACACACAAGAGAATCTAAACTATAAAGCAGAAGGTCTTGAAAGAACTTTTCCAAAGTATTTCCGTGACGTTGATGCAAATGATTATGCACATAACCCAGAAAAGATTGCTAACCGTGTTTATGCTGATCGTATGGGTAATGGTGATGAAGATTCAGGTGATGGTTGGAAATTTCATGGACGCGGTTTGATTCAGCTTACAGGTCGTACAAACTATGAAGCATTTGCTGCCGATATAGGTATGAATGTTGATGCTGCGGTTGAATATCTTTCAACGCCGGAAGGTGCGGCAATGTCTGCTGGGTGGTTCTGGAATAAACATAATCTTAACAAATGGTCAGATGAACAAGATGTTCTAACTGTGACAAAGAAGATTAATGGTGGTACTATTGGTTTTGAAGAAAGAAAAGAACTATTTGAGGAAGCTCTCACTCTTTTCGGTTGACATTTTTGATAGGATGTTATATTATGCTTAATAAGTTATGGGGAGTACTTGATGAAAAACTTTTACACGAACGTGCACATGAAGGGAAACAAAATCTACCTTCGTGGTTACAATATGGGTATTCGTGTAGAGGAAGTTATTGAGTATTCCCCTTATCTATTTTCAGCACACAAAGCCGGTGAATATAGAACACTTGAAGGTATACCAGTCTCTAAGATTACATTTGATACGATTAGAGAAGCCCGTGACTTTCTAAAATCAAATGAAGATGTTACAAATAGAGAAATCTTTGGCTATAATAACTGGCCTTATGTATACATCTTTGACAACTATCCAGGCGATATTGATTATGATCCAGCACTAGTTAAAGTCGGAACACTTGATATTGAGTGTGAAGCTGATGATGGTTTTCCTGACATTCGTAAGGCGGATAAACCTATTACAGCTATTACAATTCGTTGTCGTGGTAAGAATTATGTATTTGGTCGTGGGAATTTTGTCACTGATGATCCTAATACATTCTATATCAAAACAGAAACAGAACAACAACTTATTCATCAGTTCCTTCAATGTTGGAAAGTACTTGATCTTGACATCGTCACTGGTTGGAACATTGAGTTCTTTGATATTCCCTACATCGTTAATCGTATTACAGCACTTGGTATGAATCCAAAGAAACTTTCTCCGTGGGGTATCCTCGAGGAACGCGAAGTAGAATTTCATGGTAAAGCCAATCAAAATTTCTTCTTTGGTGGTATTACAATTCTTGACTATTATCATTTGTATCGTAAGTTTAGTTTTGGTAATCAAGAGTCCTATAAACTTGACTTTATCTCTCAGATAGAACTTGGTGAAAAGAAAATTGATTACTCTGAGTATGGATCACTTCTTGAATTGTATAAGAATAATCATCAGAAGTTCATCGAGTACAACATTCATGATTGCGTGCTTGTTGAACGACTTGATGATAAGTTAAAATTCCTTGAACAAGTAATGGCACTTGCATATGATGCCAAGATTAATTATTCAGATACATTGACTACAGTTCGTGCTTGGGATACAATCATTCATAACTATCTTCTGGAAAGAAAGATAGTGATTCCACAGTTTAAGAAACAACCTGATGATAAACCACTTGTTGGTGGATTTGTAAAGGATGTCCAACTTGGAATGCATAAGTGGATTGTTTCATTCGACCTGAACAGCCTGTATCCGCATCTCATTATGCAATATAACATCAGCCCAGAGACATTTGCTGGAAGAATCGAGTTTCCTTCTATCGATTATATGCTGAACGGTACTTGGGAATATCGTGACGGTATGATAGCATATGCTGCTAATGGTTGCACATATCGTAAGGACAAACAAGGGTTTCTTCCTGCACTAATGGAGAAAATGTATGAGGATAGAACAGTCTACAAAAAGAAAATGCTGGAAGCCAAGCAGAGATATGAAAAAACTAAAAGTAAGGAAGATGAAAAACTCATTGCTCGCTACCACAACATGCAAATGGCAAAAAAGATTCAGCTCAACTCGGCTTACGGCGCTTTGGGTAATGCGTACTTCAGATGGTTCAATTTTAATCATGCAGAAGCGATTACCACTTCAGGTCAGCTCTCTATTAGGTGGATCGAAAAGAAAATCAATGCGTACTTCAACAAGTTATGTAAAACAAAATCTGATGACTATGTTATCGCATCCGATACGGATTCAATCTACGTTACATTTGAAAGACTTATACCAGAGGGCTGTGATGATCTTGAAGCAGTCAGAACAATAGATCAATTCTGCGAGCAAAAAATCCAACCTTACATCGATGCTTGTTACCAAGAGCTTTCGGATATGATGAATGCATATCAGCAAAAGATGCAGATGAAACGAGAAACAATTGCTAACAAAGGTATCTGGCGTGGTAAGAAAATGTATATCCTCAACGCATGGAATATTGAGGGTGTTCAATTTGAAAAGCCAAAACTGAAGATTCAAGGCATTGAAGCTGTTCGTTCATCAACTCCACATGCGTGTCGCGAGAAGATCAAAGAAGGTCTTAGTATTATTATGAATGGTACGAACAATGATCTAAAGAACTTTGTCAGTGAATTTCGTAATAACTTTTTATCATTGCCGTTTGAAGATGTTGCTTTTCCTCGTGGTCTTAAAGGACTTGAGAAATATAAAGACTCAGCAAGCATTTATAAAAAAGGTACGCCGATTCATGTGAAAGGCGCATTGCTGTTCAATTATTATCTTCAAAGCTATAAGATAAAAAATATACCACCACTATCTAATGGTGATAAGATTAAGTTTGCTTATCTCATTACACCAAATCCGATCGGCGATACAGTGATTGCTACTTCTGATTATATTCCAAAAGAGTTCAAGCTAGATAAGTATATTGATCGCGAAACACAATTTGAAAAAAGCTTTCTTGAACCACTCGTATCTATTACTGACGTGATTGGTTGGAACATTTCAAACAAATCTACACTTGAAGATTTTTTCGACTAGGAGAAACTAATGAAAGAATTGAAAAACTTTGATGATGACTTTGGCTTCAGTCTTGTATCAGAAGCCGAACTTAAAAAGCATGAAGAGATGCTCAAGAAGAAAGTTGAAGAGCAATCTAAAGTTGTTGCCAAAGCAACAACCGAAGCTCAAACAAAGCTTGAGACATTGCGTGACATGATCATGCCATTGTTAAACAATCTGGCTAAAGATCCAGATCACCAATATATATATTGGCCAAATCGCGCTGAAAAAATAAATCAATTTATCATTAAAATCAATAATTTTGTTGATGGTAATACTGATAAAGAGTAAGTTATATAAATAAGATGTATTCTTTATCAGGAGAAAAAGATATGTCTGTTTATGTTTACTGGATACATTATATAAATCAAATAGAGCCGTTGAATGAAGGTTATATCGGTATAACGAACAACCTCAATAAAAGGTACAAATACCATTTTGAAGGCATTAATAATGATAACAAATTGTTGTACGAGTCTTTGAAAAAAGGCGCTATTCAATCTGTGTTGCATGTTTGTGATAATTATGAAAACGCTTTAGAAATAGAAAAATACTATAGACCAAAAGAAAATATTGGTTGGAATCTTGCGGCTGGTGGTGGTATGCCGCCTTCTCGAAAAGGAAAACCTGGGACTTATGGTATGCTTGGTAAAAAAAACAGAAAAGAATCAAACCAACAAAGATCAGAAGCTATGAAAGATAAAAAATGGTGGAACAATGGATCCAAAAATGTTAGATCTATTGAATGTCCAGAAGGATATGTTTCTGGAAAATTGCAATTCAAAAAATATGTTATAAAAAAAGAAAATCACAATATCGGAAAAAGCGGAAAAAAGATAAAAACCCCACATGGAAATTTTGAATCAATTGCTGCTGCTTCGAGATGTTTAAATATTTCTTGGGATATAATAAACGGTAAAATCAACAGTCAAAAACATTTAGATTGGTATTATCTGTGATAAATTGGCTCGCTCTGCTAGTTGCTTTTACAGTATCTGGCGTATCAGCTTATTATTCGATTCTAGGATTGACTGCTATCTTTTCAGCAGCCTATTATCCTATTGTCATTATGGGTGTTGCGCTAGAGCTGGGTAAGCTTGTAACAACATCATGGTTGTACCGTAACTGGAAAACAGCGCCATTGTTGTTAAAGAGTTATCTTACGTTTGCTGTTCTTATTCTAATGCTTATATCAAGCATGGGTGTGTTTGGTTTCCTATCAAAAGCGCATATTGAACAACAGCTGAACATTAACACAGGACAAGCAGATCAACTTGAAATAATCCAGTCAAAGATTGCAAGCGAAAAGGAAGCAGTCGCTGACTTAGATAAACAGATAGCGCAAATTGATGCAGCTATTACTAAAATGACAGATCGTGGACAAGCAGCGAGCTCGTTAAATGCAGCAGACAAACAAAGAAAAAATCGTGATACCCTCGTCAGGAAAAAAGAAGATCACAATACCATCATCACCAAGCTCACTCAAGACAGAGTCGCAGCCCAGTCCTCCATCAAAAAGCTCGAAGCCGAAGTTGGACCAATCAAATACATCGCAGCCATGGTTTATGACTCTACAGACTCTGATCAATTGGAAAGAGCCGTACGAGGTGTTATTATTTTACTTGTTTTTGTTTTTGATCCTCTTGCAGTTGTTCTGCTTCTTGCTGCTAATCATGGTTTAAACCAAAAAAATGACTTTACAAATTTAAAAGAAACAGGTATACTAAGAATTAATGATGACGTATTAGGAGAAGATAATGTCACTTAAAGATCGTTTGATTAAGAACAGCACAATTGAGCTAACTTCAACTCTCGAAGATAGCAAAATCTTTACAAAGAAAGATATGATTCCTACTTCAGTTCCGATGATCAACGTAGCGTTGTCAGGAACGATTGATGGCGGTCTTACTCCTGGGCTAACAATGCTGGCTGGTCCATCGAAGCATTTTAAAACAGGCTTCGCATTATTGCTGGCTTCCTCTTTTCTAAAGAAATACAAAGATGGCGTTATACTGTTTTACGATAGCGAGTTTGGTACTCCTCAGTCTTATTTTCAGACGTTTGGTATTCCTTTTGATTCTGTGGTTCATACACCGATCACAGACGTTGAACAATTAAAGTTTGACGTTATGGCTCAGCTTAAAGAGTTGGGTCGCGATGATCGAGTAATGATTGTTATTGACTCGATTGGTAATCTTGCATCAAAGAAAGAAGTTGAAGATGCATTGAACGAAAAGTCAGTTGCGGATATGTCTCGTGCGAAACAGTTGAAGTCATTGTTCCGTATGATTACGCCACATCTTACTCTCAAAGATATTCCGATGGTTGTAGTCAATCACACTTATATGGAAATTGGTATGTTTCCGAAAGCCATCGTTGGTGGTGGTACTGGTTCATATTATTCAGCAGATGCTATCTGGATCTTGGGTCGTCAGCAAGACAAAGACTCTGAAGGCATCTCAGGTTATCACTTTGTAATCAATATAGAGAAGTCGCGCTATGTTAAAGAAAAGTCCAAAATTCCAATTACGGTTTCTTTCGAAGGTGGAATTAATCGTTGGTCTGGTCTACTTGATGTTGCTCTTGACGGCGGTTATATCGTTAAGCCTAAGAATGGCTGGTATGCTCGAGTAGATATGGAAACAGGCGAAGTTCTTTCTCCAAGCATGCGTGCGAGCGACATTGTTGACAATAAAGAATTCTGGGTGAAGGTGTTCAAGGAAACTGACTTCTCCAAGTACATTGAAAAGACGTATAAGATTGCTCTTGGCTCGATTATGGAGGATGATGATGTCTCAGACGAAGATGATTGATAGTTACTACAATGGTGATGGTTCTCGCGGAGCAATTATAAAGTTAGTCGACGAACAGTTTGTGGTTGACTTTTATAAAGAAGGAGAGTATTATCATACTATTGAATACCCAAACAGATCTGTACATTATGTAAAAGATGCAGCAGAGAACTACATTCATGGTATCTTTCAAAATGTAAGAGACTACCATGTATCATAAGCAGCCAAGTTCAGTGAAATATGATTACTCCGAGGGGAATGAATGCAAATCGAAAACACTATTTTCAGTAATCTATTATTCAATGAAGACTATGCTCGCAAAACTATTCCGTTTCTAAAAGAAGAATATTTTTCTAATCAAGCCGACAAAGTATTATTTTCTCTCATCAGCGAATATGTTCACAAGTATAATGCATTCCCGTCAAAGGAAGCATTGGCTATTGATCTGAGTAATAAGGTAGGCGTAAGCGAACTTACATTCAAAGAAGTTGCTGACAACATCAGCAAACTTGATATTGATAAAGATACAAAGCTCGATTGGTTGATTGATCAGACCGAGAAGTTCTGTCAGGAGAAAGCAGTTTATAATGCGATCATGCAGTCAATTCAAATTCTTGATGATAAGAAAACAACGGAAGGCAAAGGAAGCATCCCGAAAATCTTATCTGACGCATTGGGCGTATCGTTCGATCCCCACATAGGTCATGACTTCATCGATGACGCAGACTCTCGATTCGAGTTCTATCACAAGAAAGAAGTTCGTTTACCGTTCGACCTCGAATACTTTAATAAGATCACGGGCGGTGGCTTACCAAAGAAAACGCTTAACATCTGTCTCGCAGGTACAGGTGTTGGTAAATCACTTTTCATGTGTCACCTTGCTGCTTCTCACTTACTCCAAGGATACAATGCACTCTACATCACATTGGAAATGGCAGAAGAAAGAATCGCAGAAAGAATTGACGCCAACTTGTTAGATGTTACGCTTGATGATCTGAAGGTCATTCCTAAAGATATCTATGATAAGAAGATCGATAGAGTTAAAACTAAAACAACTGGTAAGTTGATCATCAAAGAATATCCAACTGCTTCGGCAGGTTCAGCAAACTTTCGTCATCTTATCAATGAGTTGAAGATCAAGAGAAACTTTATACCAGATGTTATCTTTATTGATTATCTAAACATTTGTGCATCATCAAGGATACGCCATGGAGCCAACGTCAATTCTTATACCCTTATCAAAGCGATCGCAGAAGAACTACGAGGGCTCGCAGTGGAATTCAATGTACCTATCATCTCTGCGACTCAAACAACTCGAAGCGGATATTCGAACAGCGACTTGGGGTTGGAAGATACATCAGAATCCTTTGGACTCCCAGCCACAGCTGATTTTATGTTTGGGTTATCAACCTCCGAGGAACTGGAAGCACTCGGTCAGATCATGGTTAAGCAACTCAAGAATCGCTATAATGATCCAGGGAATAATCGTAGGTTTGTTCTTGGCATTGATCGTGCAAAAATGCGGTTATATAATGTAGAGCAATCAGCACAGGATTTGACAGATGATCGACCTGTGATGGATAATACTAAGTTTGGTCATGAGGATAGTGAGCGTAGTAAACCGAAAAATAAGTTTGATAGGAAAGTTTTTGAAGGATTTAAATAGGAGAAGCGAAATGGGTATGAATAGGCGCGATATCTTTAGAATGATTCCGAAGGGTGCTGCAGCTGTGGCAGTGGCTGGTGCAGTGGCAACTGAAGTTGTTAATGAAGTA